GCCAAAATCGCCGGGGGGTGTGTATGCCTCAACCCTATAATCATAAAACCCTACCCCAGAAGACAAAAACTTCTGAATTGCAGATATCGAAGTCGGGTATTCTTTCAGCGGGTAAATCCGGGTGAAGATTTCTCTCTTGAAGGTGCCTCTTGGGTAATTAAGTTCATTTACCAACTTTTTATATCGAAGTCTTCCTTCGTATGTGACCTTAGATGAAGAATCGTTTGAAGCTTTAGAAACACTTTCAAACTTTTCGACATATTCGTTTCTTAATACCCGCTGCTCTTTTCTTTGATCAATCGGAGGAATTTTATTAAAGTAGCGCTTCGCTGCGGCGATTTTTTCATTTGAGTATTTATCAACTTTATTTGCCATCATATTCCCTTAAATAGCTGCCGCCTCTGCTACTTGCGGGCCGGCTGACCCTGCTGCTGCTGGTGGCGTGGTTCCGCTGGCCACGCTTGTACCCACTTTGTTTATTTTGTCATCTAGTTTCTTCTCTGTTACTACGGTGATCCCGTAGTGTTTAGATATTTCTGGTCTTTCAAGCAACCTTGCAACATATTCTGAAGCAGATACTCTAATATAAACAGAGGGTATTCCCTTCTTTTCTTTTGTCGTTTTTGTTTTTTGTTGCTTTTTAGTGATCTCTTTACAAATTTCTTCAGTTGTACCGCAGTTAGTTTTTTTCTTTGAAGCCTGAATTTCACCCTTTTGAAAAGCATATGGTGCAAGATTCATTCCCGAAATTGAGGTGGTGTAGCTACCACCCTTAATTCTATCAACTAAAGTGTTTATCTGATAATAACCTATCACGCCCAACTCATCTTCCTCAGCACTTATTTTGAATTGTCTGCTTGGCAGAGCAAAGAACCCATTTAACAAAAACAGATTGGTACCAAACAATGTTACATCAGCGCTGTAAATCATTTTTAATATTGGTTGACCATGATCTTTGTCTTGGTTAAACACCAAAGCGCTTCTAAGTTTTTGCATATCATTGTGCCGCAAAGTGATTTCCTGCACCAAGCCCCGGTCTTCACTAACAAAAAGATGTATTAAACCGTCCTTATGATCTTCCCTTCTTTTAAATTTCCTTTTATCTAAATCTTTAACTGATAGGATGCTCGACATCAATGCCGGGGTTTCGACTGCTTGCGCTGGCGTTGGATATAATCTATAAAAAAGAACCGGCAGCTTTATACTTTTTGGACTTGGGTTTTCATTAAATTTTATAGCCAGCTTGTTTAAAAACATTTCAACCCTATCGGAGTCAGCACTTTGTAAATTTTTCTGAATTGCCGTTGCTGCCTTGGTGACATATTTTTCATCAATGTGGTAAGTGTCACGGATTATTGATCCAAAATTAGATTTATCCATACCGGTGGAAGAATGACCATAAAGCACCTCTGGTACCAAATCTGTCATTATAGCTTTCATAAACCCGCCAAATGAAATATCAAAATTGTTTTTTAAAATTAAATGTCGGTATAACCAAGATTGAAACACATTGACTTCTACTAAAAGATCGCCAATATTAGCCCAATAGTTTTTACCAAAAGACCGACCGACAGTGTTTCCTAAAAGAACATAAGGGGGAACAAAACAAGCGCCGTCATAAAAATCATACAAGGCAGATATCAAAGCCCTTAAAGGAAAAAAGCCGAAGTGGCCAATATTGGATAAGGGGTGCTTATTCATGTTCGGAAAATAAAACATTGTATCCGATAACTTTTTAACGGCTTCTTGAACTTTTTTGTCCAAGTCTGCAACGCTAGTTTTTTTGGATTTTTTTATTTGTGATAGTAAAAACTCTTCGCCCGTTTTAGTTTTATATTTAGAGGCTTCTGCTTTTTCTATAAGCGATGTGGTGTCCTCTACTGATATCTTGTGTGAGAAAGAGTCGGTTGTATCTATACTATATGTATCGCCGGTCTCAATTTTTATTCTATCTAAAAATAAATTTACGCCCGGTATTTTAGCCCTTTCTCTTATTTTAGATGTGTAAGTTCTTTTTGTTTTACGACCTCGACGTCGGATGACCTTCTTTTTTAAATCAGAGCGGTCTGATGATTTGTATCTAAGATAAAATAGATTTTTATCATCTGACATTTTTCGAAGTAACAAATCCTGAAAACTCTTTGAAACTTCTGCTTTTATTCTAAAATATTTTTTAGATAACTCTTTTTTGACTTCCTCTTCTTGTTGTATTTTTTCTTTTTTACAAGATGTTATCTTTGCATCAATTTGCTTTCTTAAATTGTTTAATTCCTCTAGTTGTTTTTTTAGAGGATCCTTAGTTGGGTCTTTTGTGCATATTTTGTTAATTAAGTTTTTATTTGAGATCTGTACAACGGTGGTGCTTTCATGCTCAGTGTCTTTTGCAAACTCTGGAGACCCGATATACCTTACCGACAGGGATAACTTTCCACTTTCTTCTAGGCTTATGTTGTGACTTAAATACTGTAATGGCAGTATTTTCTTTTCTTCTTTAATAAACTTATCAATAAACTTTTCCTGCTTAGGGCTTAGTAACTCTTTTAAGGCGGCTTTTTTAACATTCCATCCGTATTCTAACATTATTTGTTCAAAATATTTGAAATGTTTTTTATTGGGGCAACCTTTACCGCTTTTGGGGGAAAAGCAACTTTCGGTGTTTTTTGGCTTCGGGCCGGGATTTAAATTATTTCTTATTAAATCTAAATATGAAGCCTCGCCTTGATGTGTTCTAGCTAGTCCATTAGCCAACATATCAAAACTAGAGAAAACAAAATTAATGTCAATATAGTAATCGTTTGCAACAAGAAATCTATGATAATTTCTTTTAACAGTAACGTCCTCAATACCGGCTGCTGTGTCTAAACCAAAATTTTTGTCTGTTTTAGAATTAATTAAATTTATATCATGAACATTCTCTCCAAATATAAATTCACTTTGCTTCCACGCTTTTGAGTTTACATCTTTATATTTCTTATATAACCTTATTTGAGGTGTAAACAACGACATTTGGGCTGGTGTTAAACTTAAAATAAAATCAATATAATCTGAGTCTCTCACTATCTTAGTTTCTTTAGTTTCTCTTGTTCTACTTTCTTTTGATTTTAATAATATCTCTGTCTCAAATTTATTTCCAAAGCTTGACGCTATTGAAAATATTTTTGGATTTATTTTACCAGAGTAAAGATAATCTGCCAAAGTTCTGTTAATACCAGAGTCTTTAAAAGATGGATCTCTCGCTTGAGACAATAGCATGTCTGTGAGGAAACCCTGCGGGTTTAAATTGGTTGGCAAAAATATTCTTGGATCTACCATTAAAAAATGTCCATTGATTCTAAAGCATCTTCTAGCGACAAGGGAATTGAAACAACTTCACCTAGCTTATAATGTTGTTCTGTGGGCTTTTTATTAAATCTGGCAATTACCCACCAATATTTTGGATCACCATAATATTTGTTTGCCAGTTTGTATAAGCGGTCACCTTGTGACCAAACATGAAAGCCAAAAGTAAAATTTTGGAAATCTGATTTCTCAGGATACCCAAGCTGCGTAGTTTCTAGATGCTGTATTGTTTCTCTTTTTTCATATCTGTTAGAAAAAGCCTTTTTATAATCTTTATCAGAGTTTGTTATTACCGCTGTTTTTACATATCTTTTTGACATTGTTTATACTCACTTATAAAAATTTATCCACCCAATATATCAAGGTCGATGTTTGCGCCGATGGCTGATAAGGCATCGGTGACACCCTCTTCTAAAGAATAAGAATTCTTATAAGGGAACTTAGAACTGCGACCAGCCCATTTTTCTTTTTCGTTTTTCACTGTATAACCCAGAGGCTGCTCGTGCAAGGGCTGAAATCCTATGCTTAGAGTTACAGTTTTAGTAAACAAATTTGGTTGTGAAATTATACCCGATTCCATAAAAAATCCATTGTTTACATCATGCGCTACATTAAAACTTGTTATATACCCAAGTAAACCAATTCCATCGGCGTTTGTAATTATGTTAGCAAACTTAATTCTTAACAGGGGCGATTTAGATAAAATTCTATTTTTCTGGCCCGTGACTTGATTTTTTTGACCAACTTCCTCGTAGGTGGGATATAAATTTTTAATTAGTTCATTTATTTTCTTATTTTTAATGTTTGCATCACTACTATCGTAAGAAGGTAAAGTTAGAGAAAAGCTCATTGTTCTTCTTGTGTTATCGTAAATTGAGATAGGGTCGGTCCTACCATACGCATTTGACTGGTTGAAAGTAACATTATAGTTGTCCGATAGGCTCGTAAGAAAACAAGGTAGGGCAAGGGCTGAATCTCTGCCGACAAACGAAAATATTATATTGGCAAAAGGGAAAGCATTTCGAACGTCCACTTCGCCGGGTGCGCTCGTCCTAAGTCCAGCGTCAGTGCTCATGTAATTAGCCGCTGTAGATTTTACGTTACTCCAAATACCATCAATAATTCCTGCCATAATTCCCCCATTAATCTAATAGTTTTTTAGATAATCTCCTACTTTGTTTAATAAACTCATCATTTAAAGTGACCGCACCTTGAACTAGGCCGCCGAGCGCTCTATTAACATTTGTTACTTTATCTAGGTTCTGGCCGTATAATGTATTTAATTTCTCAACGTTCTCGGCAATGCCGGCAATATCTGTGCCGGCGGCTGCAGTGCCTCTTAGAGTTGCACGTCCAAGCGCAGCCTCTCTAGCTGCTCGGAGTGCTCTTTGACGGTCTGCTGCTAATTGTCTGCGTGCAGCAGCCTCAAATTGGCCCTGTGTCACTCCAGTGGGCAATCCACCCCCTGCAAGGGCGGCATCAATACCGCCAGCGGCTGCGCCGCCTCTGGCTAATCTTGCAACAGCGGTAGCAGATAATCCCAGACCCTCTCCAACTTGGGACAAAATTAATCTTCTAGATTTTCTATTCATGTTTTGTAGCTGTGGAAGAAGCTCTTTCGTTTTTTCAGACAAAATCTGTTGCTGCTCTTCTTGTGTGGCAAATGCAAAGCTTGTCGCATTAAAACTAATTCCGAACTGTCTGAAAACCGCTGCTAGCTGACCACCGGCCTGTTGGGCACCTTCAATTGTGTCAAAGCGATCTAACATGCCCTTAAGCTGCCCAACAGCTAAACCGGTGCGCTGTGACGCCAATTGAAACCTTAAAAACTTAGATAACGTTTCTTGAGAAGATAGGCCTTCTGCAAAAGTATCAAGACTTTGTTTGGCACCGGTAAATACTTTTTTAAAGTCCATACCAGTTTGATCTGAAAAGGCGGCTATCCTTCTAGAAAACAAGTTAAAATCAGATGGGCTTTGTTTAAAAAGTATTCTCAGGTCTGTAAATGCATCTGTTGACTCTTTTGTGCTGACCCTAAATCGATTCAATTGAGTAATCGTTGGTGATAACTGTTCAAAAGTATTTTGTAAAGCAGGCCCTAAAACAACTGACAACGAATCATTTAAACGTAACAGTGCCTCAGCCGAGTCCGCAGTTGTGCCGCCAAATTGAGCAACGGCAGTCTGAGTTCGTATTATCGATTCTGTAAACGAATT